GTAAACATAGTATCTGATATACGCCATGATTATATAAAACCAGGAGCTGGCAAATATTCTTTGTACAATAGAAAATTTATGTTCGAAGAAAAATATGTATGCGGACCAGAATACGAAGGCCATCCAGTTGGAATGTTTGGTCAACCTTGTAAAATGGTTATAGAAACTCAGAGCGCACTACCTTACGAAGCATACTTTTTAGAAAATAAAATAAAGTTATAGATGGAACAAAAATTAGACTTAACGATAGTCACAGGACTTTGGAATATAAATAGACAAGGACGCCCATTCGAACATTACATAGAGCACTTCAAGAAGTTCTTGGACATGCCATATAATTTATTTATATACATTCCTCAAGAATACGAATATCTTGTATGGGAAAAAAGATCAAGAGATAATACTTTTGTTAAGATCTATGAATTAGACGATGTAAAAAGATTATACGATCCTTTTTGGGATAAAACGCAAAAGATACGAACCAATCCTGAGTGGTTGAATTTAACCGGTGAAGGCGGTTGGTTACCTGGCAGTCCTCAAGCAAGTTTAGAATGGTACAATCCAATAGTAATGTCCAAAATGTTTATGCTACACGACGCTAGTATTTGGGATCCATTCGCTACTGAACATTTTATTTGGTTGGACGCAGGAATATCCAACACTGTTTACGAAAATTACTTCTCTCAAAACAGAGTGTTAGACAAGATCATTCCTTACTTAAGTTCTTTCTTATTTTTATCTTATCCGTATCAAGCTACAGACGAAATACACGGTTTTAAATTCAATAGAATAAATGCTTACTGCGAAGATACAGCTAAGTACGTTTGTAGAGGTGGACTATTTGGAGGTACAAAGAAAGCCATTCACGAAGCTAACGGACTTTATTATGCGTTATTACAAAGATCCTTAGACGAAGGTTTGATGGGCACAGAAGAGAGTTTATTTTTAATAATGGCTTATCAGTATCCAGAAATTTATAGGAGATACGCTTTAGACGAAAATGGCTTAATCATAAAATTCATCCAAGCCTTAGATCAAGGTACAGTAGAATTAGAACCTGTACCAGAAAAAAGAGTCGGTCTTATTCAAAAAAGTTTAAACTTAGACGGCATAAAAACATCTCTTTATGTTTTAACTTTTAACTTTCCTCATCAACTACAAACACTAATAGACTCTTACGAAAAACATCCTAACTTTTTAGATAAGACTAGAAAAATTCTATTAGATAATTCTACAGACGAAGAGTCTAGAATAAAGAATAGAGAGATCGCAGACAAGTACGGATTCGAACATATTATTACAGGAAAGAATGGAGGAATTTGTGGTGGTAGACAATTAGCCGCAGAACATTTTCACGAATCCGATAGTGACTTCTATATATTCTTAGAAGACGATATGTGCATACACGATCCTTCTACTAAAGGCGAATTCTGTAGAAATGGTTTTAGATTTTATATAGACAACTTATATAACAAGATACACAAGATAATGTTGAAAGAGGATTTTGACTTTCTTAAATTATCTTATACAGAAGTATACATGGACAATAACATTCAAGTGTCTTGGTACAATGTTCCACAACACGTAAGATCAGAAGTCTGGCCGGATTACGATAAATTGCCAGAACACGGTCTAGATCCAAGGGCTCCAAGAACACGGTTCGATAAAATAGAAGTACTAGAGGATTTGAGTTATATAACAGGAGAAATATATTATGCTAACTGGCCCATGATTGTTAGCAAAAAAGGAAATCAAAAAATGTTTATTGATGTAAAATGGAATCACCCTTACGAACAAACTTGGATGAGCTATATGTTCCAAGAGTCCATGAAAGGCAATCTAAATCCAGGTATTTTATTAGCCAGCCCAGTTAATCACAACAGGATTGCTCACTATAAGCCTGAGGAAAGACGTGAGAACTAATATTTATTAACATGCCAACACCATCAGCAGCAGTAATACCATTTAACTTCACGGCCTCGTCTGAGTATACCATATACCAAAAAGAGGTTAGATGCCACGTGAACGAAAACGAGTTTAACTACACCCTAAACAACAGCGCTATTAAAGACGGCACCACAGGATCTTACATAGACGTAGCAACCGGTTCTGACTTTAGACCCTACGCTACCACCGTTGGTCTTTACAACGATGTTAATCAGCTCATATTGGTAGGTAAATTATCAACGCCCTATCCAATTCCTTCTAACACAGACATTACGTTTGTTGTTCGTTGGGATAGCTAAGATATTTATTAGAAAACAGTCTATGTCAAATTGGTTTACGTACGATGGTAATCACGATCCCGTTAATTTTGTAAAACCGCTTACTCAGCTTTCTGATTTTCCAGAGAACGTAGTTGGATTCGTTTACAAAGTCACAAACAATAAGACCGGCAAATTTTACGTCGGCAAAAAAATCCTTAGAAACGTTCTAACAAAGACCCTAACAAAGAAGGAAATTTCAGAGTGGGTAAAACCAGGACGTATCCCAAAGAAAAGAAAGGAGATCAAAGAGAGCAATTGGGCCGACTACTACGGATCTAGTAAGTTGATCATAGACGATATTAAACTGTTTGGTAAAGATATATTCACTAGAGAGATATTAAGGTTATGCACCACGAAGAAACAGATGAGTTATTGGGAGACCTATTATCAAATGACCTTAAGAGTTTTAGAGGTGGAAAGCTATAACGAGAATATAGCAGGCAAATGGTACCGCAGGGACGTTAATCCAATCACACCCGAGCTCGAGGCCGAAGAGTAGTAACAATTACGATATAATATTAAGACAAAATAAAAGGGAGCCCAAATGAGCTCCCTTTCTTATTTACTAACTGTATGCTCCTAATACATTAAACCTCTGTGTTCAATTCCATTCATAAACTCTTCTTGATCTGTCAGAGCCAGACTGAATGTGTCCGGAAAGATCCAAGTGTAAGGAATGTTCTTGGTCGGTTTCTTTTCACCATGAGAGATTGCGATGTGCTTCCAAAAGAAACAGGTCTTGTCTTCAATGTTCAGATACTTCTGTTCAGTCATTGGGTTTAACGGGTGATTCACTAGCAGATCCATCTGATATAACCATTGTTCTGCCTGTTTGTTCTCAGGAATAAATGCTCCAGCTTCGTTAATAGTGTACTTAACTTTACCGTTTAGGTTCTGACCACCGAATATCTGGTGTAATCCATCGAAATGACCAGTGCCACCGAATAAGATAGATTCAGGATCTACCAAGTGTGGATAACTCATTGCGATGTATCTTGCGGTGTTCTTACACGGATATAAAGGACTTCTGAAGTTTTGATACTCTTTAAAGTAAGTCTCCAACTTCTTAGCGAACTCCATCATTGTGTACTTTCCACGCTTACCATCTTCAACGTCCTGTAAAACGTAAGCCAATTCTTGACCAGCAATTCTAGGTCCGTGTAACAACCAATGTTTAACGTCTGTGCCCTTTGGATAATAGATTTGAAATAGATCGTTTCTTGCGTGACGATTGTTGACGAAGTGATCCTTAGTAGAATCAATGCCTTCTTTTGCCAATTTCATGAATGTGCCCCAATGTTCGTTACTAAAACTAAACACTAAAGTATAAAACATTCTTAGTTCGTTGTCTGTAACATTGTCCCTCATGTAGTAACAGTAAGGATGTTCGTGCCAATGCAAGCGATGTGAAAAGATTTGATACTCTGATTTTAACAAAGAGTCTTTTCTGTTATCGAATTTTTGGCAGAACTCAAAGAACTTTTCGATACGCTGATCTAACGACCAATCTCGCATCCAAGAGTCCTTTGGTTTTTTGCCTTTAAATTCTACTTCGCAAGTGTTTGGAAATAAAATTTCACTCATTATTTTGCTATTTTTTTTGTAGGTTTTTTCTTAACATAAGTAGAAGTCTTCTTTGCATAATCTGATACTGCATACTTTAAAATGATGTCTTCTTCTGTTTTATTCAATTTGTATATCTTTCTAACGTAGCGTTCAGATCTTGGAATAATCAAAGAATTCTGAGTGCTGTTCGGTAAAGGTCTAATTGAATTTGGTTCTGTCTTTAGAATGTTAAGATCAACTTCTAGTAACCAACCATCGTATTCGTTTTCCCATACCATAGGAATACTTAAGATATAAAGTTTCTCGCACTTTAAAGCGTGTTCTACTTGTTTACCTGAATCGGCATCTAATGCCCAACAATTGTGTTGATGATAAGGCGAAATCGTTTTTAATTGAGTAATGGTTGGAGTTTGTCTATCAAAAAATACTAAGTGATCGTTGTATCCGTATGGATCTGGATTGATGTGGACTTTGTAGCCCATATCTTGCATAACGTTGTTAAATATTTTTTCTCCTGTTAATCCTTGGATGTGGATGTTTTTTGTCTGCTTTGCAGATTTGTTTGTTGTGTAAGCCATTATTTGTTATAATGTTGTTGTACCCTGTCCTTGTATTGCTCTTCTGTTATAAGAAGTGATTTAAGTACCTTGTCATCGGAAGGGTGTTCTGTAATACCGTTAAAACTTGGGACAAGACCAAGATCTAACATTGCTTTCTGTCGACCGTATGGATGGTCTATAATACTGCTGCTGTTCCATACATGATCGAAATCTAAGTGATCGTAGTCTGCTCCGGGTTTTACGTAGTTCTCAATCCATCGAATTGAGTCACACGTTATGTCCTCTGCGTTGTACGGATAACTGCCAGTGTCGTCGTATATCTTCATCATTACTGAATCCAAAAATACTTCTTCTTGCATTTTAGTAGACTTCTTTGCTAAATAGCTAACGCACTCCTTTGCATTCGTACCGTAATAAAATGGACTTTCACGGTTAACGAATTCAGGGAACCAATCGGCTATGTCAGCAATAAATGCAGCGTACTGAAATCTGAAAGCTCTAAGGCCTCTGTCTGTATTCCACTTAAACATAAAGTCTCCTACTTCTCTCAAGTCTTTTTTATCGCCATTCTCTAAGAAGCTAGCTACGTCTTCTGCAAGTTGTGGAACGAATTCGCAAAGGAAATAATCTCCTCCACGTTTGTAATTGCCTTGAGGTTTAGGAAAACTTGGGAACTGATAGCCTACCGATGTGTAGAATGGTTTAGTGGCTCCTTTTATGATGTCTATCAGCTGAGGTATATTGTCAGCTTGATGCATCTCGAACAAGAGCGTGTTGTGATAGCCTGAAGGCTTCATCGAGTAGTTAATACCAGAACCTGTTAATCTGTGAAACAAGAACAAATAGATCCACTCCTTTAAACCAAACACGCTGCGCTTGCCTGTCCAATTTTTAGAAACGGTTTCTCTCTGTTTTGTCATATGACCTTGAGTCATTTTATTCCAGTAAGGGTGATCTTCGGAAAAACCATAAAAAACATCGTTAACTATCTGTGAGAATCCAGCGTACTTTCTTTCA